ACCTGATAAGATTTAATGATAATGCTACAGATCCAACATATACAGATGGTTTTGTAAATAAATCTGGAATACAAATTAGTGAAGTTGACGACATTAATGTTTCTTCAACTCCTCCTCATAACTCATTATTTGCATACAATGATAACGCTGTGATTTCTTCAGTTGTAGATGGATGGATAGATAGGGTCATTACAGATATTTTAACAAGTTTTCAAGTTAATATCGAAGGTTTGATTAACATAGAACTTTCATTGAGAAGGGGAAGACAGGGAAATCCAGCTCTCTCTGATATGGTTGCATTTACAGGAGAAAATGTAGGAACTACTACAAACACAGGTAGTACATCTGGAATTGTTTCACATGGGAATAACAATATCCTACATAAAAGAGGACCAACCGACGAGAATTTTGTTTATTTACAAACATTATCTCTAGGAGAAAAGGTTTCATATTCATTTCCTGCTGGGACTATTTATAGATCATCGAAGGGGATGACTGGTTTCTCATCTCCAGCTCCATTTCCTTTTGGTTTAGCAAGTATGAGTTCAAATTATTTCAGATTTTTCGCATTTAGAAATACAGTTTTTGTATATGTTACATCAGCTGGTCTTGAATCAGTTGTTACATTACTTGCTAGTGACGAAACAACTATAGTCGATGGCCCACATACGATACCTGCATATGGATCAGTAACTTTGACATGTAACGCAAATGATGAATTTGTAGTTATTTCCACTAATAATGTATATTGTGGAACGGCGGCAAATAATACTGCAGAGACGGCAATAACTTTGGATCAACGTATTATACCACCAATGGTATGCGAAATGATTGCATATAATAGATTTAACGAAGTAACAGCTCAATTTTCAAATACATTAGTAAGATGGTACAGACAAAATGGAGAAACAGGTTCCATTACTGTAAATGCGGGGACACCCGCTTCTATATGGACTGGTAATATAAATGAAGACATAGGATCTACTAATAATAATGCTGGGAGTACAACGGATTATCAAGTAGAAGGATGGTTGATTTTGAAATCAGATAAGCCTATTTCAGCATTCTCAGGAGCTGACGGGGCGGGCGGAAATGCGACACCTGGATGGCCAATCGACCAATTAGGACAAATCTTTTCAGCCTCACAATCAATAGATGATGAAGCAGCTGGTGATAGAGCATCTGTTAATGTATGTTCTCCGTACGAAGGAACCGCCACAGTATATTTATCTGATGGAACTATTGTAACTACATTCCCAATATTGAGAGGTGTAACTCCAGCAACAACTCCAGAAGATCAATTATACCCCGCGGCAGGTCAGTGGCAACCTATTGAAAATGCCATTGCGTTATGGGATGGGTGGATAGAAACGAATGTTCCATGTAATTGCATTATGAATTTTTCAGGTGATCCACTTTATACTGGTAACTACGATGAAACAACTATTCCTGGTATCACACCAGACGAAATTAGAGCAGAAATTGTTAAAGATGCGGGTGGTCTATATAGAAGAAGAGATATTTCAGCTACGGGTGTAGAAACATGGAATATTTGTTAGGTCATGAATTTATGTTTTATGCCACAATATGCAACAATAGCGAGCGGTAAAATATTTTTTTAATAATTTTATAAAAAAAAGTTTTAGCAAAAATCTATAAAAATAATGTTTATTATATATAATTAAAAATGTTTTTCGAATCAAAAGAAGTAAAAGAATTCAAAGCACAGCATTTTGATGACATGACTGCTGGAAATAGTCTACTTTCTGATTTCAACGAGGCATCTCTAACGGTACGTGATCACGACGATCTTCTTATGAATATACAACATATAAATGAAATAAGAAGAATTTTACTTGAAAAGGATGAAAGGGACATGCAAAGATTTATTAACACAATGACATTTTTATATATAAGATACATTGCCAAATCCACAATCCCAGAACTTGAAAGAGATGTAGATGGAAAAGGTAAAAACCCTCAAAGTTTACAGACAATCAGAAGACAATGTGACTTAGTACTTGAATTAGTATTAAAAAATAAGAAAGACATGGTTTCTTCTATATTTGAAATGAAAAAGAATGGAAACTGGCCTGAATCATTCAATGAAACAAATTGGCTTGGTATATTTAAATCTCCTGATAATTTCTTAAAGTGGACTGTTTCCAAGACAACATCTGGAAATCCTAAGATAATTTTCGCATCATCGAAAATAGTTTCTAAAATTGGTTCATTATTTAGAGTAATAGATGCTATTTCAAGACTTGATTGATTTTTTGCTATTAAAAGCAAATGGCCGTTGACTATTAAATTCATTATGATGAAACTTCATACATCCAAAATTACCGTTCTCATCTGAGTAATGAGCCTCGTTTATACCATAATTCCTCATAAATTCTTGACACCTAAGACATGGTTTAGAATTCATATAGTTCCCCCTAACATTCAATCGAACGACAAATATCATTAACTTAGATCTAAATTTTGTATTTTTGGGGACTACTTGATTCAATATACTTGAAACTTCCGCATGTCGAAATCCAGCATTACTCCCACCTCCTATAATTGTATTTTTATATACTAACACAGAACCATGATGAAAACGAGCATGATGGCTTTTATTGCAAAATTGAGAAGCCGCCTCAAAATATTGCTTATATCTCCGTTTAATCGCCATTATTAAAGTGATTAATTGTTGAACTGTTTCAATTTGAGATATTATTTATTTATGATTATTTGACTCGGTTTTTTATATTTTCTAAAAATATATATAATAAATGACAAATATAATAAATAATATCAAAGAAACAGAACAATGTAATTCAAACGAATCACCAAATGAATTGAATTCAACTATAATCAAAGAATATGATAATACTAAAGACATACAGAGAATAAGAGATCCATTTTCAGAAAGACCAGTTAAAGACTTAGCATTAAAGAGATCTGTAAGATCTTCTAGATATAGATCTACAGCAAAATCTAGAATATGCGGTATGTCAGTCGGAGATATTAGGTATTCATTTAACCAACTTAGAGCAGCGGGAGATAAACTTACATCTGATATGGTTTTATATAATGGTTCAACGGCTGGGAGTTTCGCATTAAGTTACTTAATAGAAACTTCAAATTCTATGCGTAAACGTAGAAAGAAGAAGAAGGATTCTATTGTTATAGAAGAAGAGTCACCTGAAGAACAAGAACCAGAAAGTCAGATCCAAAAACCATCAGACAGAAAGGATCAAATGTTCGACAGTGTAATGGAATTTTAATTCGTAAATAGAAACACTTTTTTTATATAAACAGAGGTTAACAAGTTCAAAAACAATAAATATGTCTTCCGTTGCTTACAAGAGTTTCAATGCTATGCTTTCGGAGTTCATCTCCAACCTCGCCGATGTATTCGACGATGTACCAGAGCTCCAAACCGCAAACACAACTCTTAGTGGTTTACTAGAAATGAATGATGAAGTAGAAATGCCACTTGAAACATTCCACGGTGTTTTTGGCGAAAAGAGCGATCTTATCATGAATAAGGACCCAGAACTATTTAAGCAAGTTAATCTTCCAATGGTAGAGAATTTTGACCTGAATAAAGCCTACTGTGAATCTGATGAAGACACTCAGGGTAGCATCTGGGAATACTTGTCGCAGCTTACAATGCTCGCTACAACAGTAAAAACTTTGACACCAGACATGTTCTCTACTATTAATTCTATCACAGAAGATTTCATGAAGCAGGTTCATGACGGTAGTATCAGCGAAGAGGATGCCAGTAATCCCTTGAAAATTATGCAACAATTGCAGAATAACCCCGACCTCATGAAGAAGTTGGGAGAAAAATAAATTTAATAAATTATTAAACACATCATATTTTTTCATCATTTACATTTTTTAAATGTATGTTTTTTATTATTAACAATGTCTAATATCGCAAAAGCTGTTTCGTCGGCTGCATCTTCAATTAATGTTTCTAAACTAACTTCCGCAGTTTCTTCTGCAACCAAGAAGGTCGATTTGTCTAGTATCACATCGTCTTTATCTAAAACTACTAGTTCTATTTCTTCATCAGCTGCCGCCTCTTTAAAAAAAACAGATATTAGTAGCACTTTAAAGAAATTCGACAATTTCCCAGGTGCATCAACTCATCTTAAAAGTGCTACAGCTTTTGTTGCCGATAACCCCAAACTCGTAGCTGCTGGAGTAACTGGTACAGCTGCTGCCGGTTTTATTGCATTCCAAGTGGCAAATGGTAAAACACTAGAAGAAGCATTCGGAGAATTAGAAGATCTAGTAGGAGATGGTGCTGAATTTATTGCTGATAAGACATCTGACGTAGTTTCGTCAGGTGCAGGTATTTTTGGAGGTATCGCCGGTTCTGCTTTCGAAGGTCTTGCTAAAGGACTACTTGGTGAAAATTACAAATTATACCTTTCTATATTTGCAGTTATATTTGTTTTGGTAATTATTCTTAAAATTAAAAATATGTTTAATTAATCATAAATTAATAAATGAACGAGTAAAACATAAATACAATTTATTTTTAAACCATGGATGAATTTAATTTAAAATTTGTTATATTTTTTGTACTATTTATTTTGAGTATTCCACTTTTGATAGCATGTTCTTGTGGAATTTACAATATTTATAGTATGTTTTTACATACAGAAAAAAATACTCCAGATGAATATGAAAGTGACATAGAAAATTCAAGTTAGTTTAGAAAGTACACGAATCAAAATATGTTGACGGACAGGCTTGGTCAAGAAATGAATTGGGCTATTTGTGTGATGTAAAAATCCAATGTCATCTATATTAGTACCAGACATCATTATCACCGGGGTACTAAAATTTAATTCACACTCTTCTTTTATTATATTTATTGCTGTGAACCCATTCATTACTGGCATGTTTACATCCATTAAAATAATGTCGTATCTTTCATGTCTACACATTTGTACGGCATCTTTTCCACTCAGGGCTTGTTCAACTATATATTGATCATTCCTTAAAAACGAACAAATAAGTAATCTTGTAATTTTAGAATCCTCTACAATCAAAATTTTCTTTTTATCTTTACTAAAAGAACGTGTTAATTGTTTAATGTTATTTAAATATCCCTTTTTTGTTTTTAAATTGTTCATATTAAAATTAGTAGAAGGAAATGTACATTTAAATGCATTACTTTTATACTCAAAAAATGCTTGTATTTTTGTTCCATTTTTATCACTTTTTAATATTTCTATGTCACCGTTCATATATTTACATATTTCTTTTGAAACAGAAAGACCAATACCTGGCCCCACACCATCATTATTAAATTTAGAAAATGGGTGAAATACGTCATCTAAATTATCACATTGCATTCCTGGCCCGCTGTCTTCAATCTCTATGTTTATTACAGAACCAGTTGAATAAATATATAATCGTAAAAAACCACTATTAGTGTAAATAAATGAATTATGAATTAAATTATTTATTAATGTTTTAAACAAAACATCATTTATAATAACAAACTCTTGTGGTACATTTTTATCTATTTCAATTTTACATTCTATTGGACATGTTGTTTTATGTAATGAATTAATAATATAATTATTAATAAATTCTTTCCATATTTCACTAGTATAATCCCTTATCTTAATCATTGACCCGTTGTCTTCGTAATAATCATTCTTTAGTTCATAATATAACTTTATGTTTTGAATAGAATCAGATATAATTTTCCCACATGTATTAAACGCTGTAGCATATTTAAAGATCTTATCCCCTGGATTGATTAGTGGTATTAATGTTTCCAATTGACATAACTCTGAAAGAGGTATCTGAACCTTACCAAAAAACTCATACATCATTTTAACCTGAAGTTCACTGTCTATAATTGTATTTTTTCTTATGTTATCCCTTTTATCGTCTGAAATATGCCTTGCAAACATTTTTTAAATACAAACAATAAAAAAATAATTTTGTAAAGTTAAATGTTGATTTGGACGTAAAAAATGTTTCTATATTATAAAGAATGTCTACACTTGATACCTTAATTGAAGGAAGAATTAGAGATGTTCCAAATCTTGCATCCCAGGTCACAGGTACATTATATACAAAGCAAATTGTACAAGTTCAAGAAGCAGAAGAACCAATAGAATTACAACACTCATTCTATACACGTTCTGTGGATGGAGTAAATACTAAGATCGGGGCTATTAAATGGACTGAAAGTGGTATTTCATTCGATGTTTTGGATAATGATACTGGAACAATTGATTCTGTATTTGAAGTGACTTCGGATGGGGTGAATGTGACTGGTGGATCTGCGTCATTTGGCACAGCCGAGGTAAATGTAGAAGACAAAGATCTTGTTTTAGGATCTTCGGAAACATCACTGGCTTCATTGAATGGAGGCGGAATATTACTTG